CTGGAGAGTCGGGGGTGTTGGTGCACGCTCAAAAAAACTAGCCCCCCTGCGTAAATTGCATGATTGGCATAACAATCTGAGATTGGAATCCATATCAGTTCCGTTTTTTGATTTGGGAATTATATGATCAATGTGCATTTGTCCTTGATCTTGTCCACATAACTGGCACACCACATCCCTGGCAATGATCCGCTTTCTTATCTTGCGCCATTGATGCGTTGAACCATTACGCCATTGCCTAGACATTACGCACCACCGTTTCAATTTCATCCCAGGCTTCACGCACCATCATGCGCTTCGCCATTTGCATCCTCTTATGATGCTTTAACAATACATGATTAGGACATGGATGAACCCGTGCATTGTTGCCCTGCAATAGAATGCTCAATGGTGTGTCAAACACAATTAACTTTGTATTGCAATCAAACCTATTTGCAAGCCTTAACCAAAATGTTCTGTGATGTGTGATGGTATGTGTGCCATCTGCAATAACATCCTGACCTGCCTTACATGCTTTAATTGCAGCTGCTCTAATGCTTGCCATGTAATAGTCCACATCTAATTCACGATCTATTCGCACCAATTCAGTTGAATAAATGTGTTCATCACCTGCCATGTTTTTCTTAACCCAGGTTGTTTTTCCTGCCGCTGGTGCTCCCATTAATACTGTAATCATTAATAATTCTTATGCTTTAACCAATAAGCCCAGGCATTGCATGGTGTTTCATGGCGGTGTTTAATGTATTTTAATCCCCATTGCACCTGTGTAAATCCATCCATGTTTTTGAGTTTTTTATTCTTTAACTGTGGAATACCGTATGCACCACCTGATTTGTTATGTGCCTTTAAATTCCAATTGCTTTCCTTTGTCCATAGTTTTTGAAGGCAGCTAAATTCTTTGTAATCAATAACTAATGAATGGGCAAATAGTTTGTAATAATCCACATCTGTTTTTGACCAACTTATTTGCACGCTGTGTAATTGCATAAGCAATAAACATGAGATTCCCATAAGGATGCCGCGCCTGGACATTTTGCGCGTTGCATGTCCAGCGGGCATTGGCGATCCTATTCCCTGTGTCAATAGGTAAGGGTATAACCGCAGGTCAGACGGCATGTCACACCTGGGCATTTTCAGGTTTAATCAATTTGATACCCAGTGCCCCGCAACCCTGGCATTCCATCAAGCGCATTCCAGGTGGCAATGTGTGCAATTCATCTGTAAAGATTTTCCAATCAGTTTGCAGGGTTTTAATGTTGCTTCCATTGGCTTGCTCCACTTTCAAGCAAATACTGCAATCAAATTTGTATGTGTGCATAATTGCTCCGTTTCAGGGTTTCAATCGGTTGCAGGTTTATTTGACTGATCCACCATGCATCCATTTTGGAATGCTTGAATCTAGGTTTTTTGGCAATGACCATTGGAATCCACCCAATCACTTTGAATTTGGGGCAATCACCAACGACAAGCACCGCAATATCTGTATCACGATCCTTAGGCGTGACGATCAAATGTCCATCAGTCCAGGATGTCCACTTGACTTCAATGTTTTCTGCAACATCAGCCATTGATTTAAATGTGTTTGCAGTAGGTTTAAAATCCATAATCCCCAATGACCTGGCAACCGCCATTTCAGCTGCGCAGGATTCTGATGCAATTAAAATGTCCTTGAAATAATTGCCATTATTAGGGGTTATGTATGAATGAGAATGCCCATTTATTTTGGAATACTCAACCCGTTGCAATCCAACCTGGGCAGATAAGATTTCATCTGCCTGGGTCAGGTTTATTTCAATCACGGTTAATGTGTTTCAAGTAGCATAATTTGCAGATAATCAGCCTGGAATCCACAATGGGGATCATGTCTGATTTGGCAAATGGCTCAAAACATGAATCACACACTTGCGCCTGTTTGTCATTGAGCAATTCACCATCAGCGGTGATGTGTGCAGTTATGCCACCGTTTAAATTGGTGAATGAAATGCCGCCCATCATCTATTCCAAATCGCATTGCAGGGATTGGTTTTTGATCCGCAAACAAATCCTGAATACGGCTTATTTGTTTTTGAATTAACCCCTGATTTTGCCAGCATATAGCCATGACTGCATTTTGGTGATTCAGGTGGTGCGGTGTTTGTCAGCACCTGATCAATTACACCATCTAGGGTTTGACCCACTGAAATGAATTCATCATTTGCAGCTGCGGGCACTACGGTTAAATTAACCCTGCGCATTTCCTCAACTGATGGGCGGGGTATGCCATCACTGAATTTGCTGATTGATCCAGTATGCAAACTGCGCCCAATTGCAGATGTGGTGCAGTTTTCCAATGGAAAGCGATTATTGTTTGACCTGATTTCCTCTGCAAAATCTGATGCAAATGGGATCATGTCCTGCAAATCTTTGTAAAGATCGCATTGGACAATGTATCGGCTGCCATCCTGGTGGATTACTTTGACATCAATGCGCCCGTTTGGGTATCGCATCCAAAATTTTTCAATTCTTTCAGCAACCGTTTCATAATTTTCAAGCACCATGATTGATCCTTGAAACCATCTCACGGGTGACTGCTAAACCGCGGGCAAATCCCCTGCGGCTGCCTTGCGTGTCGCCCCGTTTGTAGCCCAGTTTTAAGCCCACTGGCAGCCCTATAAGCACCCCAATTAAGAGTGCTGCACCATTTATCATTTCATTGTTCATTTGTATGCTCCCGATCTAATCCCCCGCCTTATGGTGGGGTTAAATCAGTATGACATCGCGCACTGACACCTGGCAATGACCGACACCCTAATTATCTGATTTTTGCCTGGGTTTCAGCCCATTTCCAGCCAATACCCCGCCTAATGATCCTGTCAAAAATATTGCCAGGGTTTTTAATAGGTCAATGAAAGCCGCATCATTTGGGGCTTGCGCTCCGATTGGTTGGGTCACAAATATCAGGGCATAAACCACGCCTACTGTGACCAGCAAAAATGTAAGTGCCAGGGTTGCACCGATCATAAGAATCAATCGGGCGTGAATATCCTGCGGGTCTAATCTATTTTTTTGTTGTTTCGGTTTTCCCCAATATGTCATCAGTGCATGTTCCAGTGACCTTACATTGCGGGGGTTTGCATTCTTGGTTTTCCCAGTTTTCAAATTGCTGGCAGGGGTATCTGACCCATCCATCATAACCACATCCTGAGAGGGCTGATGCGATTAACACCAACCCAATCAGTTTTCTCATTACTTAGACTGAACGCCAAATGCTGCATCATTAGGATTTAAATACCTAATCAGCACGGGCACAATTGCTGCAACGCCACCCATTGCCATTGCTTGCAAATTACCGCCTGACATATAAACCGCCAATGCAGCTGCAATATATGATCGCAACCAACTGGCAATCACTGGTTTTAATTTATCCATTATTTACCTTTCACTAGGTTTAACTTTTCAATTAATGCAGCGCATTGCGCTTCATTTACTGAAACCTCAAAATGCATTTCATCTTTGCGGTTTTTGTAATCCCCACCCCAGCGCAATCCATATTTTTTGCAATAAGCCTGGATCATTACGGTTTGCATTGGCGTGAATGTGCCTGCATGACCCAATGGGTGCTTGGTTGCGTTTAAATCAATTGCAGTGCCTGATGAATGATTGCTGAGTTTGTCAGTTGCCCCGCGCACATTCCTGAAACAATAACCCCAATCATCCAACGCCCCTTCATCAATTGGTTCAATGTGTGCATGAAATTCGGCAGCAAATGTGACCAGCAATGGCGCAACTTTCTCAGCGCACCGCAATTTAATTTTTGTTCCTGGCACTGGAAATGATTTGATGCCAATTGCATTTTGATCCTCAGATGCAACCCAGCCATTTTGACTAAACATCAGCCCAGCAATAACCGTGCTTCATCAGCGGTCAATCCCAGTTTGTCCAGGATTGCCTGGCGTTGGGCTGATTTTGATTCGGCTTCGGCTTTATCAATTGCATCTGCTGCATGATCTGCCTCATATTGAGCAAATTCTGCATCATTCATTTCACGATCAATGACCTCATTTGTTTCAACATTGTGAATTCTTATCATTGGTTTATTTGATTTTGCCATGTTATTTCACCCCATAAAGTAAGACTGTGCCAGTTAAAAGATTGCCAGAAGCATTTGAAAAAACTAAAGATGTAATTGCTGATGTTGTTCTTGTATAACCAAATGAACCGCCACCTCTTTGTGTGCCGCCAGGATCATTGTAGCCATATTGTCCATTTACTGTTTTATATGTCGTTGTTGAAGCGTAATTGTTAATGGACATTGTAAATATATTTAAATTGCTGCCGCTTCCAACATCATAACTTGGATCACTTAACACTATGTAAGATGATGATAAATTATTTACTAATCCACTAGTCACATTTTGCATAAAAGTTATATTATTAACATTATTTGGGGCAATTCTAAAAATACCATTGCTAGTTGCATTTGTGACGCCTGAAACAACCATATATAAATCATTGTATGTTTGATTAATTCCAGAAATTGTGGTTGTTGCACCTGATAATGATGTTGTTGATAATAAAGTCATACCACCAGCGGAAATTGTTCCCCATGAATTTGTTGTTCCATTTGTTGTTAAATATTGCCCTGATGTTCCCGTTGCAAGCCTTGCAAATGTGCCTGATCCAGTTGCTTGAATTAAATCACCTGATGTGGTCATTGCAGTTGCCATTGAGTTTGTGACTGTCACATCACCTGATGTGCCACCACCACTAATTCCAACACCTGCGGTCACGCCTGTGATGTCACCTGGATTTGGTGTTGTCCATGTAAAGTCCATGTCAGTGTTTGATGCTTTAGATAATAATTGCCCAGTTGTTCCACCCAATAAATCTTGCATTGATGTTGCAACGGCTTGACCAAAAACCTCAAAATCAGCGGGTAAATCCGTGACTAAATCTGTGTTTGTTGGCATTTGCCAGCCAAATGGTGTTGTTGGATTGCTCATTTATTTGCTCCTACTCTATTAAAGGATTGTAGCATTTGCCCAATCCAATGTTGCGCTGACATCCTGCCATTGTTCAACAATTGGCACATTTTCCCACCTAAATGCTTGCAGGCTAAATGCCAGGGGTGACACATTCATGGTCAGTGATAATTCATTGTATGCAGCTGAAAATGTCCAGCCTTCAACAAATCCCAAAAATTCACCTGAATTCATGTTCAGTGGCAAATTGGTGACCCTAAGCGGCTGCCCCATAAATGTATTTATTAGGGCATCCCGATCTGAATCATCAATTTCGGGATTGGTCAGATCAAATGCAAATTGATTAAATTGGGCATTTGGGTATGCCCTCAATTCCAAATAAAACGCTGCCTGAATTGTGGCATCAGCCTGATTGTGCAATGTGGTGTTAATAATCTGAGATAAATTACCGTATAAAGCAATTGATGCTGGGTCAGAATCTGTAACCTCATTATTAGAATTTGCCCCGTATTTTAAAGTAATTGAATTTCGCACATCACCACTGCGGGTGCGGATTTGCAAGTTTTTGCCATTGGCTTGATTGGCATCTAAATCCACATAACCGTTTGCTGATAAATATTGGCTGCGGTGTGTGGAATCTGCATATGAGATTAATCCAGTTGACGATTCATACAAATAACCTAGACCACTTGTTGCAAGCCCTGCAACCAATGAATAAACATCAATGACACTGGATGAACGGGCTGCCAAATCATAATCACCTGGTTGGTCAATTTCACCCAATCCATTATTTTCTGCATCCTGCCATTGCACGGTTGGATCGTAGGCAGCCCATGTTTCAGCTGCGGGCACTTGCTGCCATTGGTTAAATAAAATCTCAGATAAAACACGATATATCTGATCACCATCAAATTCATGCGGCAATATTCCAGTAGTAATAATTCTGGGCAATCGGCTTAATGCACCCAATGCAATCATTGTGTATGTTTGAGCGTATGCAACTGAGCCAATTTCTGAAACGCTTATTGTTAAATCAGTAATTGTTCCGCCAAATATCGGCACAAATGTTGCAGTTGAATCTTGCACTGAAATTGAAATTGATTCATTAATTGCAAATGTGTAATTGGTTTGATCTAAATTAATTAATTCAATGTTGCAATAACCTGCATTTGCTTGACTATAAATATCAGTTCGCCCGCTGGTAATTGTTAAATTACTAAGGATTAAATTGGTGTAGTCAACACCATCAATTTCAAGTTTACAAATTGGATTCCATTGGCTCATTTAAGCCCCTGCAATAAATTCCCGCCACCTGTTCCCCTGTAAAATCCTTCATTTTGTAAATCTATAATTGCGCGTTTCGCCCCTTCGGGATCACCAACAATGCCCATGTTTACGGTGATGTTTGTTGAAGCATTTTGTGCGGCAATCCTGGCATCTCTTTGTGCTTCAAGTGATCCACCGCCCCTGAATGTGCTTTCCATTGATTGAACTGCAT